TTACTTATTCATCAAAACTTGAATCAGTCTTTCTTTCTCACTAAGCAATTGCTTAAGATGTTCTATCTCCTTATTCTGATCTGCCATGATACCAGCAGTGGCATTACCATATACAGAAGCGGCACTTCCATCACCGTTTACAATTGATTGATTTAATTGACAGTCATCATCAAACCAATATGTGATAGGAACTTTAAAGATATTAGAGAATTCTATAATTTGATCAGAGTCAAATTTAGTAGCATTATAATATTGATACACACGCTGCTCTGATTTACCTATCATTTCTCCAAACTCCTTTGCATTAATACCTTTTCTCTTTAGAATTTTCTTTAATTTATTTCCTATTATTTCACTCATAATCAGAGTATTAAAAATTAAAACTAAAATAATGCAAAAGTTTAACTATAAAATAACTATAGTTTATCTATAATATTTTTATATTTGCATTATAAATCTATGAATAAATAATCAATATTAAATATATTATGGAAGAAAAAAAGAAGAAAAAAACAACTGACGGCATGGCATTGCGCACCTATTTACGTAGTCTGCCAGTATGTGAAGCTCCTGAAATGGCTAAAAAGTTAGCTGAAGAATGCAAGGTACCTATTTACACATTTAATAATTGGCGTAGCGGATTGGTTCGAATTCCGGAACTGGCAAAAGATAAAATAGAAGAAATAGCAGGAGTAACAATTTTTAACAGACAATGATCTAATAACAAAAATCATGGTTACTAAAACAACATTCAAAAAGAAATTCCCAGACGTTAAGGTGCAGAAGCTGCAGACCAGCGCTGTCTTCAGCAGGCAGCAGGTAGAAGAAACCGTATTGAAGATGTGCGATTCTCTCGGTGTCGGACTGCTTTATTACAATTATGCAAACAGATGGATAACCGTTTATACCTCCGAGAAAATGAAAAAGGCACTGGACTCAATGAAACCGGGTTCTGAGGTATTTCACGAACATTATGGTGTCTATGGTAAAGTGATAAGCGATAAGCCATTTGTCATTTGTGGAGAATTGTGTATCAGGGTTGACTTCGGGGGAATGCCTGAAAGTGGAGCATACTGTTGTACATGTTTTGTAATGTAATCGAATAAATATGAATATAGAGAAAATCATCTTCAATCTCCTAAGCGCACATAGGTGGGTTAGGTATTGGATACAAAAAGAGATTGTAGGCTTGACAATGCCTGGTGAATACGTTGAGATAAGGAGTTCTTTCTTATCAGATAAAGATCTTGCTGATATTTTAGAAGCTGGATTCAAAATTAAAAGCATCTGCTCAAAAAAAATAGATGCAGATGCTTATAATGATGTTCTGTTGATGCGTGAACTTTAAATATAACCAGAACAGATATGAAAGAATCAGATGATAAATACAGCAACCGCATTGCAGATGCTGAACAACTCACGAAAAAGGTACAAGCTATTTATTCAGAAATTAAAGTTTTTGAAGATGCTTATAAAAAACAGATTGCTCCGCTTAAACAAAAAATTGCTCAATTGGAGGAATCTTTTCTGGATAAATGGTTGGTTGATTCAACAGGAAGACCTGTTAGTAAAGGAATGGTGATTGAGAAGAATGGAAAGCGATTTAAGGTTCTTAACCGATATCAACAATGTATATTTCGATATTTAGGTAATGCAAGAGTTTCAGTTTTACCTGAAGGTAAAAAGCGAACTCTTGATATTTCTCCCTCTGAATTAGTTGAATTTACTATTGTAGAATTAGCGTAAAACTAAAAAGTAATGAATAAAAAAGAAATATCAATGAAAAAAGGTCAGAAGGTGCGCATCCTGCGTACCAATCAGGTAGCGACAATCGTCGAAGTGGAGTTAATTCGTAAAGGTGGCAAGGTACATCGGTACTGCCATTTGAAGGTAGATAACAAGCCGGATTTATGGCTGGACTCTTCAGAACTGGGGGGATTGGTGGAAAGGTGCCGGATTACTTTCCATGATGACAGAGGGCAGGAATTATACTTCGATGTGGAGCGTGATTATGGTAAGGAGAATTTGAGCATGACATTGACCGGACGTCCAGAAAACCTCAAGGAGCATCACGGAATCAATATAGTGATGGCCGAAATGTTCCTCGATGGTTTTAAGGCACACCAATCTCATTCTTGATAATCACCACAACATATGACGGAAGAAAATCTTACACCATATATCCCTATCGGAACTTTATTCAAATACCTGCTCAAGGATTACCGTAGGGAGCGACAGCGCACCATTCATATGGAGGCCCAAGTCAGAAGTCTGTTAAAGCGGAACGCCTATCTTGAGCAGGAAATAGGCAAAGTAAAGCAAAGACTGCTGAAGAAGGTGGAAAAGAGTGAGAAACAGATTGATTACTCGCAGGAAATCAGCCGGCTGCACCAGGCTGTTTCCTGCCGGAACAACACGATAGAGCAGCTCAGGAATGAGAATGCCCGACTGAAAAATGAACTCGATACGTATTTGCTGTTTCTCGGTAAGATTTAAGTCCTACCATCCGAACCCGGAAACAGTGTAATTCGTAGCGGCAATATACAGAACTATGTACTTTACTCAAGACGATATAAAACGAATCAAGGAGGCTTCCAAAGGCAGGCTTCTTGATGTTATCGGTGACTTCCACGAACTGCGCAAACGGGGGGCCGAATATAAATGCGAATGCCCTAAATGCCATGGACAGGAGAAGTTGCATATCTCTCCGGCCAAACAGATTTTCAAATGCTTCAGTTGCCCGGATATAAAAGGCAAGGAACCGCTGGACTATCTGCAGAGGGCAGAAGACATGCAGTTCCTGGAAGCATGTGATTACCTGGCACGCAAATTCAATGTATTGCTCGACCCGAAGCCGGAGAAAAAGGCTCCCAAAGCCGCCAAAATGAAAAAACGGAGCAAGGAGGCCAAGGGAGAAAACGTAGATACATTCTGCGCCCGTATGCTTGCCGGCAGCGGGCTGACCTATCAGGACGTGACGGCACATATCTTCAAGAAGGGAGATACACAGAGCATTTTCGAGGCGAAGACTTTCCGTCCGGGAACCGTTGACGAATACGGCAATATCGTTGATGGGGATGATGTCATCATCGAATATTACGACCTGGACGGCATGCCGGTCACTTATACCCGTAAGCTGCCGGGGCGTGGCAAGCAGGAGCTCAAAGTGTATTACCGCGTCCGCTGGCAGTTCCCAGATGAACACCGGGACAAGGAAGGGAAACCGTTCAAATACAAGTCTCCTGCCGGCAGCGGTACGCCCATATACATCCCGGAACGCATGAGGCAGATGTACAAGAGGAAAGAACAGTTCCCAAGGCTCTACATCCAGGAAGGGGAAAAGAAAGCGGAAAAGGCATGCAAGCACGGTATCCCCTCCATAGCGGTCAGCGGCATCCAGAACCTGGGACAGAAAGGGGCGTTGCCGGAGGATCTTGTCAAGATAATCACTGTCTGCGGGGTCAAGGAAGTGGCTTTCATTTTTGATGCGGACTGGAATGACCTCTCCAATAATATAAAGTTTAATACCCCCGTCGATACACGTCCCCGGTGTTTCTTCTCCGCTGCTCGCAACTTCAAGGAATATATGCGTATGCTGAAGAACCGCGGCATCATGGTGGAAATATTCATTGGCCACATCAACAAGAACGATGAAGGCGACAAGGGACTGGACGACCTCTTGGCCGATAAACTGGCCGGCCATGAAGAGGAACTGGCCGAAGACCTGGAAGTGGCATGCAATGAAAAATCCGGAATGGGAAAATACGTGGAAGTATTCAAAATCACCACATGGAATGACCAGAAGCTGCGGGAATTATGGAACCTGCACAGCCATGAGAAATTTGCCGAGCAGCACCGCGAGGTCCTGCAGGAGCTTCCGGAATTTATCTTTGGCCGCTATGCCTGGAAGTTTGACGAGAACGGCAAACTGGTATCCGCCCTACCCTATGATGAGGATGAGAAGTTCTGGAATGAGGACTACAAGGAAACGAACGGTAACAGGGTGCCGGTGTTTGAGTACGACTATGTGGCCGCCAAGACCTTTTTCCAGAACCGGGGTATCGGCCGTTACCGCCTGCTCGATACCAAACTCTGGACATATATCCATCTAGAGCCACCGGTAGTCCGTACCATTGACGTGGAGGACGCACGCGATTTCATGTTCGCCTTTGCTGAACAGAACTGCAGCCGCTTCGTCAACAACCAGCTGCTCAAGGGAGGATCGCAATACGTTGGACCGTTCCAGATGTCAAGGCTCGCCTTCATCCAGCCGAACTTCATCTCCCCGTCCCGTGACGAGCAATATTTCTATTTCCGTGACCGTTGCTGGCACATCACCCAGCATGAGGTCAAGGAAGTGGGATATGAAAGCATCACCCACCAGATATGGGATGAACAACGGAAGAACACCGATGCCAGATACCTCGGCCACCCCCTCATTGTGTTCAGGGAGAAGGATGGCAGGTATGACTACGAACTCTCTCCGGAAGGCAGGAAATGCCACTATCTCCAGTTCCTTATCAATACCAGCAATTTCACCTGGAGAAAGAGGCCTGAAGAGATTGAGGAGAGTGAAATCTTTGAAAACAACCTTCATCTGCTTTCAAAGATGTGCGCCATCGGCTACATGCTGATGGAATGCAAGGACGCGAACGTGACACGTGCCGTTATCGGCATGGACGGCAAGCAGTCGGAAGTCGGTGACAGCAACGGACGCAGCGGCAAGTCACTTGTCGGTGAGCTGATGCGCCAGGTTGTCGATACAGTCTATATATCCGGGAAACGGACGGACATCTTCAACGACAGCTTTATCTGGAATGACATCGACGAACGGACACGCCTGGTATTCATCGACGATGTCATGCTGAACTTCAACTTCGAGTTTCTGTTCCCCAATCTCACCGGAGACTGGACCGTGAACAAAAAGGGTGGCGCACGTATCACTTATCCGTTCGCCAAATCACCCAAAGTATATATTCCTACGAACCATGCCATCCGCGGTACCGGTTCCAGCTATACCGACAGGCAATGGCTGATAGCCTTCTCCGATTTTTATAATGACAAGCACAAGCCCATGGATGATTTCGGGGTGCTGTTCTTTTCCGAATGGGACTTCACCCAGTGGAACCTGACCTGGAACATGCTGGCCAACTGCATACAGCTCTATCTTAAATTCGGGGTCGTGCAGGCACCGGGCGAACGCCTGCAGCAGCGTAAGCTAAGGCAGGAGATTGGCGAGACCATCATATCCTGGGCGGACGAATACTTCAGCAGCGAAGAGCACTGCCGCCGTACCCCACGCAAGGAGATTTATGATAATTTCCGAAACTATGATCCGCAACAAAGCAAATACATCAGTACCACTGCCTTCAAGGAAAAGATAAAAAAATACTGCGAATGGAAGGGCTGGGTGTTCAACCCACACAAGTATGACGCCAAAAGCGGTCTGCCTCTCTTCCTGGACAAGGACGGGAAACCGGTTATAGATGACAAGTCCGGAGGAGTGGAGTATTTCACCATAGGCAAGACAGCCGGAGAGCAGACACCCCAGAGTGACCCGCATGAACTACCGGTTGGCAATCCGGACAACAAACTTGCATTCTGATGAGCGAGACACATTCCAGTATCATGGCCAGACTTATGCCGCTCTACGAGATGGCACCCGAACGTTTCATGGCGTTCTATGATGCGGTGTATCTGATGTGTGTCGATCTGCCGGAAGGCTGCCGGTTTCGTATTTCAGACCGTTGCCGGGAAAAAGACCTGGAACTGTTCCGGGACATCGTGAAGACTCTCATTGCGGAACAGCCTTATGACAAGTATGCAGGACAATTGGAACTGTCGGATGATATGGAGTATGTGCGGCGGACAACCGGCTTTAAACCTTCCGGGAACCGCTTCATCCCGAAATGGAGAAAGGGATAGAATATGCCAATTTATTACGATGTAAAGATACATATTTTCAACGAATTACGCAAACAATCATGCTAAAAAAAGAGCACAAAATATTGGTGGTCGTTTCTCCGGAACCGGCTGAACGCAAGAGACTGTTGAGCCGCCTGGCAGTACGGCTCGGTTTCGCACTCATCCCTTCGGATGCAGCGAAAATCATATCGAACGACATCTACGGCATAGACCTGGCGACGGCCTATTTCGTTTTCTGCAGCAGCTACAATTTCCGTGGAGCCGTACTCACCAACCAGCGCTTGTATGAAATGGCGGCGCGAGGCTTGTGTGTGGCAGTAGGAGTCCGTTCCATTCCCCGTGAATATGAATTCATCTGCAAGGTGTTCTATCCGGAAGATTTTCCGTGATGACATTCCCGGAAAACACAATGCGGAGTATTCTTGAAAGTGCATATTGGGTATTTGTCTGCATCCGGCTGTGCGTGAGTACAGCCGAATGCAGTTTTTTTCTTCTGTCCCTTCCCCCCTCCCCCCAACCCGTCATAATAACGATTCGGACAAACGTGCATGGAAGTGGCAGCAGACATGGGAATTCCCGGAGGGGGTATATTATTCTTTTTTTATTCTTCTTTTTAAAATTGGACTACCTTAAAAAACAGAGAAAAAATCGTGCATTCGTACGGATGTGCGGAATTAAGCATATATCAATCTGATATACAAATATTTATAAGCGTACAAATTCCGCACGAATCGTGCACGAATAGCGCACGAATTGTACTTTTCTTCAAAAAACGGCAAAAAGTACGCAAACGAAAGAATTAGTACGGTTTTGTACGCTTTTTGTACGATTATAACAACTTAATATTCAATAATATACAGAACAAACCATGTACAAAAGTACTGTCGCACGATTTTTACGCTATATTCGTGCAAGGGCTTGGCTATATTACCGGTATTTTGTATATTTGTGTAAAAATCAATGTTTTAAATGACGAAAAAAGACCGATTTGTGTGTTGGCTCCCTTGCAAGCCTTATGTCAAGCAATTCCTGCTGTACAATTTCAATACCCCGGACGACACTTGGACTGAAATAGTCAATCTGTCCCCGGACAAGGAGCTGCAGAACGACTTCCTTTCCAGGCTTGCAAAACCCGGACGATACGAGAACAGATACCGGAACCTGGCACGATATACCGCCAACGTGGCGGTGGAGATACGCCGTGATGACTTCTACCGATACGGATGGGCGATGTCGAATACCGAAGTGGTGGCGTTCGGCAGCAAGGTGGAGAGACGGATCAAGCAGATGCTTTTCCTCTATCTCGACACCCATGTCAGTATCGGAATCCCACTCTCGACCGCCATCCGCAACTTTCAGAACAGCTTCGGCTTTGATGACGACACCTGGTCTTATGAGACTATCCGCAGGGAGTATAATCGGCATGGATATAGGAAAACGGTGGAGAATACCACGATTTTAGACTTTATTAACCGTATAATTTTGGGGAAGTTGTCCGAATTCGGGACAATTTCCCAGCAGGGAAAAATGGCTTATGAAAGCAATGCATTATGATTTTGAAAACGTCGGAGGATTGTTGCAGGTGATTGCCGTGCCTCCGGCCTCGTTCGTGCAAATCCGTAAGGACTATGCCTCTGGTCTGAACTATCTGGAACTCCGCAACCGGGAGGATATTGTTTCCATACCGGTATATGCCAATGACACCTATTCCTATAATGAAGACAAGGAGGTGAATGACGCGGGGGACTGCTGGAACGTTTCCATTGAAGGGGTGATTCCGAAACTTTCCCCGGCAAACCATCAGCTGATGGAGATGCTGGAACGTGGCTTGTGGTATGTGCTGGCAGTGGACGGCAACGGGGCGGTCCATTGGTGCGGGCAGGAGGACGCACTCATGCTGTTCGCCACAAACAAGACAAGCGGACGTTCCGTGTCGGAACGGAACGGCACCTCATTCACGTTCACCTGCATCCAAGATGAACCGACCGTCTATATTGAAAACATGGAGGAAATATAACCGTACGGCTTCCTTTGCTGACACGCAACACTCTTTCAGTCAAATATTTATCTGTCCGCTGACGGTGCCCGATGTCCTTGGGTACCGTTTTTTTTGCGTTTTTCTTTGCGCAAAAATAAGTTTTATGAACGAGACAGTTATCACATTATTCGGAGCGATTGACCGTTACTGGTACAACAAAAACTATCTGAAATACTTCCTTGACAAGGCCAAAGGCCAGCCCGTACGCCTGAAGGTTTCCAGTTATGGCGGTGATGTGGCCGAAGCGGTCGCCATGTCCGCCTTGATGGCCGAGCACGGCAATGTGACGGTGGAGTTCATCAGCTTCAACGCTTCGGCGGCCACCATATTGGCGTTTGGCGCCAAGTCCATCGAGATGCACGAGGACGGCATGTGGCTGGCGCATAAATGCAGCCTGGGAGTGGACATCTGGGGCCAACTCAATGCGGACCAGTTGGAGGATACCATCAAGGAACTGCAAAACAAGAAGAAGAGCGCGGAAGCCATTGACCTGATGATTGCACAGAAGTACATCAACCGTAGCGGCAAAAGCCTGAAGGAGATTATCACCCTGATGGAAGAGGAACGCTGGATGCCTGCCGCCGAAGCCAAGGAATGGGGATTCATAGACAGGATCATTCCCGGTACCCATAAAAAGCCGCAGGTGACCAATGAAATGACCGACTGCTTCACCGCGCTTGGTCTACCGTTGCCGGCTATCGATTCGGAGGAGAAGCCGGAACCGGAAGGCAAAAACTTGGTCTCCCAGATTATCGACGGTATCAAAGGGCTGTTCCCTACCGGCAACAAGACTGACATTTCTAATTCTTCAAATACAGTTATGCGTAAAGAATTTACTTTCATCAACCAGATCCTCAACAGCGAAGGCATTGAGGAAAAAGACGGCAAGATGTTGCTTACCGTAGAGAATCTGCAGGCCATCAATGACGCCGTCAAGGCCGCCAACGAAGCGAAAGCCAAAGCGGAGAATGACCTGGCTGTCGCCAATACTGCCAAGGAGACTGCCGAAAACAGTCTGACGGCAGTCGTGAATGACCTTGACAGCCTGAGTGACAGCATCAAGAATGCCGCCGACAACAAGGCCAAGGTACAAGTTATCCGTGATATTGTCTCCAAGATACCCGGAACGGGTACCGACAGCCACCGGGAAGCGAACGAAGACAACAAGTTTGCGGACATCGCCACAGACCCGATCAACAGTTTTGAGAATGAGTAACACTAAACTATTCTATTATGGATTTTAAAGCACCTATTGACATTACCGCCGTTCTGACCGCGGTAAAAAAGCACAAGGACATCCTGAAGGCGGTCGACAAGCTCGACGCCTCGGAGGTGTTGAGACATTTCACTCCGGTACCGGGCATAACCGACTCCCTTGAACTGGGCAAGGTGGAGGGCGGAAGCATCTCCGGCAAGTACACCGGCAAGTTCACTGCCGGAAAGTATCTGGGCAAGATTGTTCCCCGACGTCTGGTTGTGCGTCCCGTTGTAATGGAGATGTCCGACGAGCCTGAGCGCTACCGACGTACCTACATCGCCGAGGTTCCAGGTACACTCCGCAAGGAACACCCGTTCGAGCTGTGGCTGATCAACCACGGGCACGAACTGGCATCCAATGACCTGCTGTTTGCCATTTTCACGGCAAAATACAGTGCGGATGAAGAAAAGACAGACATTCAGGACTCTTTCGACGGTATCGGTACCATCGTTACTGAAGGCGAGGCTGTCGGGGACATCTCCAGTGCCGAGGGAAACGTTTATGCGACCGGTGAACTGTCCCGCGCCGATATCGGGGAGAAGCTGCTGGAAATGTGGCGCCACATGCCGCGTACCTTCAAGCGCAAGAAGAACATCAAGATGTTCATTTCCGACGATCTGGGAGACATGTACGATGACTGGCGCAAGGACGAAGGCACCATTGTCATCGGACTCAAGGAGGACACTTCCGACACGCAGCACCTACTTGGTTCCAACAACCGCTGCGAGCTGGTGCGTGTTCCGAACCTTCCCGACGGCAGCCAGTTCGTCATGCTGACCACCAAGGAGAACGTATGCTACGGCTTTGACAAGGAGAGCGACTTCAAGTCCATCAAGCCGTTCATGTCCGGCAACCCCTATACCTTCGACGCTGCGGGCAAGTATCTGATCGGCTTCCAGTTCGTGTCTGTGCACAAGTCCGAGTTCTGCGTCAACGATCGTCCGGTGGACCCGGAAGGAACCAATCCGTTCGGATACATTGAAGTGACCATTACGCCGGATGAAGCGGTCAACAACGGAGGCAAATGGCGCATCCAGGGCGAGGAAGCCTGGCGTGAGTCCGGTACATATGTGGCAGTTCCCGGTGGAAAGGAATATACTGTCGAGTTCCTGGAAGCTGCCGGATACACCACTCCTGCCGTGCAGAAGAAGACGCCCGCTGCAGGCAAAGTGGAGAAGGTGACGGGCACCTATGTTGTTAAATCCGAATAAACCCTACGACTATGGCAGAAGTAGACCCTAAATTATGTATTGCCCTTGATGACATCAACGAGGCAATGGACTGCGAGAACCAGGACAACATGGGCGGTATCATACCGTCCGTCATCTTCGGTTATCATGCGGATGTGGCCACATGGCCGGACTACCCGAAAAAGACGGAATCCCCTCTTTCTCTTGAAGAAGCCGGTACATTGGTTGGCGACCTGGTCATGAAGGAAAACTGTCGTGCATACAAGATGGATTTCACCGACGAGCTGGCCGAGTTCAAGATTACCGACCAGGGAGAAAGCGGCGGGGAATCGTTCCTGATGGACCTGAATATCATTTCAGCCAAAATGCGGAAGAAGATATTCGGTTTTGAGAATGCGACCAAAGGGCGCAAGATGTTCTTTATCGTGACCGACAACAACGGCACGAACTACCTGATGGGTGACAAGCGGCGCGGCGCGCTCCGTGCGTCGGGTGATGGTGCCACTACCGGAGCAAGCTCCACTGCCCGCAACCAGAACACCCTCCACTACACCTTTACTGCACCGCGCAAATGTGTGTATGAGGGAGACACGGAGGACATCCTGACTGTAAAAGCCGCATCATAAGATCCATAAGACTTTTTTGTTCATGATTGGTTGTTCATGTCCGTCTCTCGCTCTCACGCAGGGGCGGACATTTTGTTTTGTCCTATTCCGGCAACAAAAATCGCAATAGCTTTGCGTATCATCAAAAAACAACGTACATACAATGTCAAAGATTACACAGAACTACATTGAGGCGCGCAGGGACGGCATCAAGTGGCTGAACTCGCAGAAACGTGATTACAGCACCGGTGTGAATATCCTGACCCGCTCTGGATATAAGGGGTTTGTCGCCGCACGTCTGGCACGCCAGGGCGAAAAGCCGCATACCCGCGAGAAGCTGGAATACGAGATCCGGCAGATGATCAAGGTGTGGTACCATCCGGATGATCCGCGCTTTGAGGATGTGGACCTGGCAGATGATGCAATGCCGGGCAATGACGGGCGTTCCGAGACGGTTCCCGAAGAG